AGGTTAAACATATAGTTCATTCTCCTCTGTAGCTAGTTGCCCCATTAAAGCGATATAGGCTGCTCCATCGATGTAATTATCTGGCTTATCGACTGTGCCTGAACTGGCTCTGGCAATCTTGATGAGCGCGAGTATTGCACAGACTTGATAGTCCTCGACTGGGTGCTGTAGGTATGCCGAGATGAGCATTGCTGCGTGTTGCATGTTATCTGCTGGGTGACCGTAGTCATTGAGACCACGATCTTGAATGATGTCGGTTGCACTTTGTAGAATCTCTGTGTATTTCATTCTTGCCAGAACTCCTGGCGGCTAAGTCCGCGCCCTCGATGCCAACCTTCACGAACTCCGCGTTCGTAGCTCTTTCTTGATACTTCTGAGATTAAGAATCCAACAACTAATATTACAGCTGTTGCTATTGCTAATATCGTTGTGCCGTCCATATTGCTCCCTTGTGCCAATGCCCTCGATTGGCTACAGGATTAGTGTTGCATAGTCTTTACACTATATTGGGATATTTTGATAACGAAATGATAACAATTCTAATGTGAGGTTTTGTAAGGTTTTGTGAGGTTTGGCAACGCATCTACCTCATCCAACATTGTGTCGATGGTGCGAGTCACATCAAGCGTAAAGTCGTCCATAAAGGGTGAATGACCCATCCTTGTTTATTGGCACAAGCATAGGGCTAACCCTATTTCCATGAGTCTCTATGACTGCTACGCTCATCTGCCAATTCGCGCTTCCAGCCTTGAGATAAGAGGCTTTCTTTTTATCCATGACATTTCCTGCCTCTAAGCCCCAAAGTGTCCTGTATGAGGCTCCTATGCCCTCTGTGAAGGCACTAATGCCTGCCCTATGAGTGTGACCACAGACCACAGACTTTCCGAACTTCTTAGCCAGCCCTAGAGCTGTAAGTCCAGCATTAGAGTTCATTGATCCTTCATCGCCATGGACCAAGACCCATCCCTTGTGAAACTCGAATGGTTTTTTATGGAAGCGGATTCCGAGTCCTGCAAAGTCCATAAACTTTGCGTACTCAAGCTCTGGGAGTCCAATGAGGCTAGGTGCTCGTAGTAAAGTATGGTAGAGCCTGTCTGTGTGATTGCTGCGAGTGACATCTGTTGTGCCGAGTTCATAGAGAATATCCTGAGCAAGGCTTCTGTCAGCGTCAAGTGTTCCCTCCCATTCTAACTTAGTACCTTGAGCCCAGCGAGACTGGCTCTGCATATCTAGTTCATCGCCTGTGTTTAATACCAGGTCGAACTTCTCTCGCTTAACTAACTTGATAAGATTCTTAACTGCTTGCTCATGGTGATATGGGATTTGTAAATCCGAGATAACCAGGTATCTGCGTTTAGTCATCGTCCTCATCTTCGTAGTTGCCGAACTTCTCTGGATCGACAGGGTCTGGCAATATCCAAGCAGGATAAGACTGAGGTTCAGTAATCATAAACATGGCTACATCTTCTTTGAAGCCTGCTCGTTTAAGACTGCAAAAATACTCATAGAGCCCAATGCAATAAGCATCAAGCTTTGAGTAACCTTGTTCCTCTAACGCCTTAGTTGCTTTTCTTGCCATGGCACAATGCTACCTGTCTAATAAGATGTTGTAGATTTCATCGACTCGCGTGTTGAGTCTTTTAATCTCAGACAACAAGTGGGTGATTACATAACCAGAGAGGCCACCGACTATTGCCAGTGTCGTTAGGTATAGCGTGAAGAAGTCAGATTGTGTCACTTTTTAGGGGTCGCGTAACCGAACACACCAGATAGCACAGCCCAAAGAATTGCGCGGTAATCTGCTGCAAAGTTAGTAGATGCCCAAGCTGCTAGGAATGCTCCTGCTGCAAGGATGTAAGGGTTCTTGTATCTCATCATTCTCCTAGTTTGCCTAGTTCTTCTTGGTGGACTGTGATTGCATTGTCAAGGATTGCTAGAGCTTCATCGGCTGCTGTGACTGCCTCTGCGTTGTCTCCTGCTACCTGCTTGTTGATTGAGTGCTGGTAAGCCTCTGATGCGAACTGAGCGATGCGCTGCTCAAGGATTGAACGCTTTTGCTCGTTGCTTAGTAGTGATGAGTAGTCCATGTTATGCCGCTCCTAGTGTTGTGATTGTGCCTGATGAGCCTCTGTATTTCAGAGCCCCTGATTCTACATAAAGAATGCCACCACCTGATGGATTAGTGGTTGGAACTGTTGAGGCGTTGCCGATGAATACGACTGCGCCGCCACCGCCATAAGAAGGTGAACCTGTTGCTAGTGCAGTATTTCGTGCTGCGCCAAGAACTACACAAGTCAAACCACCTGACCCGATAATCGAACCTTGCGGTAAAGATAATTGACCAATGCCACTAATGCTAAAAACAACTCCACCTGCGCTATTTTGTGCCTCAAAGAGATTGGCGGATTGAGATGCTGCACCTCGAACTGCTAGACCAATAGTGGTAGCGGCTCCGACTCTTGAAGTTAATTGAGCTAAAGCAGCACTTGCTGACCCTGCTTGGATATTTCCAGCAACGCTAAGCGAACCACCTGCTGAAGTAAAGCCAAGCACCGTACCCGCGCTGTTCTGCCATTGTTGTAGATCGGCAGTCTGAGAGGCAAAACCTTTAGCGACAATAGGGATTACGGTTGCAGCATTAGGCTGCACTTCGACTCTTCCATTAGTTGCTGATAAAAATGAAGTAAAGGTCGGGCCGAAAGTAAATGAACCACTTGACCCAATTAGCGCGAGGGTAGTTCCCGCGCTGTTCTGCCATTCTTGGAGATTAGCAGTCTGAGAGGCTGCGCCGCGAACAATTAGACCAATGTTGCCTGATGCAGTATTGACAATGTGAGCAGTTGAACCAGTACCACTTGCAAGGTTTAGACGAAATACACCAGTAGCAATTATTGAGTTTACTGTTAAGTTTCCGCTTATTGTTTGATTTGTAGTAAATGTATTAGCAGTAGATAGCAATGGAATTGTGCTCCATTGGGTGTTGTAATCAGTACCATCAATCTTGAGTAATGCTTGACCAGTATTACCGCCTACGACTACTCCTGCGCCTGTGGCTCCTGTAGGACCAGTATTGCCTGTGTCACCCTTTAAGCCTTGAGCACCGCCTGCACCAGTAGGACCAGTTGGACCTTGAATGCCTTGTGGACCTTGTGGACCGACATTGCCTTGTGGCCCCGCTGGACCTTGAGGCCCTGCTGGACCGCCTTCTGGACCTGCTGGACCCTGAGGCCCGCGAGGACCAGGAAAGAGGTTATTAGAACTGACTGTGACTCTAGCCATTGGAGCCTCCTAGCATCGGGATGTTAAAAAACTTTGAATCTTCATCAGCAATTTTTGCAAACGAGACGTGGATATGGGCTGTGTGCTTGTTGAATCCTGTGTACTTGACCCATCGCCATAAGGATTTGCGTGAGCAGATTTTGCCCATGTGGATAATGTAAGTGATTCGTTTATCGGATTTCGCATATTCTCGAAGTTGATCTGCAAGATATACGGAAGTTCCTTTTGATTTGTCGAGATTAGCGTCCACATCGATGGCGCGTACCCATCCTTCATTAGGGATATGATCACTAGGCTTGCCTGAACGCACATGCCTTGCATCCGCGATCCACCCATCGGAAGTTCGATCTCTATCTGGGAAACTGTCATCAATTTGTTCTCTCAGCTGAATGGCTGATCTACTCAGGCGTGGTTTCATGTGGGAAGAAGTCCCCTCCATCAATGCCGTTGGAATAGTCCCATCCATCTGTGTAATCAATGTACTTGCTTGGATTCTTCTTGACTTCCTTAGCATCAACATCAACTACAATGTTTACGACTTTGTTATCTTCAATAATTGCGTATGGCATTAATTGCTCCAGTATTCGATTTCGATTGAACCTGCTCCACCTGCTCCACCATTGGCGGCACCAAAAAGAGCAACGCCACCAGTACCAAAATTACTTGCTGTGCGTCCTACGCTGCCTGTTGAACCTGTTGAATAATAAGTGCCACCAGCACCGCCTGTTGCAGATGTTGCACCTGTAAATGTTGTAGTGCCACCAGTACCACCTGCTGTAGTACCTGATGAACCACCAGTACCACCTGCTCC